CTTATGCGATCCGGTATGGGGAAACCCATACCCCCTCCGAAGCCAGTTCTCGGAGCAGCGTTACGCCCGTCGATGCAGCGGTACGCACACACCTGTCTGGAGCACCTCATACGCCCACCTGTATGGGGAAACCCATACACAATCGAGGCCAGTTTTCGGAGTAGCGATGTGCGCTATGTTATCGGTTGCCAAGCGTCACCTGCGTAGTGCTACGGTTGTCCATGTATGCAATGGCTTACCACGTATGGGGTTCCCCATACCGTCACACAGTGAGCTGCTTCACACGTAGTGCGTCTAGTGATCTAGGACTAGAAACATAAAAGTTAGCAGTATGTTGGCTCAAACCAGCTAAGTCATTGATAATGCAGTAATGTTCCAACTGTTCCAAAAGTTTTTGGTACTGTTCCACTGTAAGTGTTTGTTTTTAAAGTAATGTTCCTATTGTTCCTAATGTTCCATCATTTTTTTAACAATTTTCTTTTACGATTTACCCCTCCTTCGTTGGGGGCGCAGCCTATTGTTCCACCCATCTCAACGATAGACCCCAAATCCTCAGATCGCTTACTTATACATGGAACATTGTCACTTTGGAACATTACTGCAATTTCAATCACTTACAGCCTAACCCCTTGGAACATTACGGAACATTACACCCCTACCACTTATCACACACGAACCCCCACCCCTACAACATAACACCTCCAGATAACACCTCCTGATATCACTTGACATTACCTACAAAGTATGGTATAGTAACAAAAGTTAGACAAATGATTGGAGACTACAATGACAGACACAGACACCGTGCTTGATGCGTATGGGGAAACCCATACAAGTTTCGCACCCTGCACCAAGTGCGGCGAGGATATCGACCCGCCCAAGCGCGTACTGCTCGGGTACAAAGTTTGCCTAGACTGTGGCGACAGTACCGCCAAGACAGAACGGTCTACGTGGACAATCGTACCCACACCCAAGGGTCACTACACACGCATCACTCGTAAGAGTGATCTGCTCGCTCTCAATCAAAAGCCAAGATGAACCGTATGGGTTTCCCCATACACAAACCAAGGAGAACTAAAATGAACGATCTTTCAACAGGCATGACGTTTGCCGAATTAGACACAGATGCCGTTGCATCAATATCCTCAAGTGCGATGCTCGTAGACCTCACAGTCACACAGACACGCATGCGGAAGAATGACCCCGAGGCCGCTGCTCGTCTGGCTGCTATGTCGGGCGCAGACAGTGAAGCGTTCACTGCTATAAAGTCCTTGTTCGGTAAGAAGTGCGAGGAGTTAGAAGCGGTCAAGAAGCAAGTGACAAAGGTTCGTAACACTCACAAGAACCTGACGCTGCCGTGGAAAGACGGTGGTGGTCGGCTACTAACAACGGCTATGTCGTTTAGTTACCACAAAGCGGTGACTACCGAGATTGCCAAAGGTAAAGCGTTGGTTGCTGAATTGGTGGACGCATACGAGGACCGTAAAGAAGAAGCTAAGATGGCCCTTGGCCCTGACTACAATGAGAACGACTATCCGAGCATTGATAAGTTCGCGTCCAAGTTCTCGTTCAGTCTTGACGTGGAACCGCTACCCACAAGTGGTGACTTCCGCATCGACATACAGAATACAGGTATTGCCGATATTGCAGAACAGTATCAGTCCAAGTTCAACGACAGATACGCTGCGGCTATGCAGGACGTGTGGAACCGCGCCCACAAGGTGTGTCAAAACATGAGCGACAAGCTGGATTACTTCGCAGACGAAGATAAAAAGATATTCCGCGATACACTTGTGAGTAACGTCACAGATATTGTGGACATGATGCGAGGCTTCAACATTACTAACGACCCCACGATGACGGCGGCTGCTAATCATCTGGAAGAAGCAATGCGGGTGGTGACACCCGATGCGCTGCGCGAGAACGCTGACCTTCGCGCAGAAACCAAGCGTTCAGTTGACGAGGTTATCAAAACCCTACCGTCACTGGACTTGTTCTAATCAAACCAAAGGAGAACTAAAATGAAAACGAATGTACCCGCACCGAAAAGTGGACGTGCTTGGACAGGTAAGGAAGAAGATATCCTTGCCGAGATGGTGGACGCTGAGTTCAGTGACACCGAGATTGGCGCTGAACTGGGACGGTCTCCCAAATCTATACAGGTACGCAAGTGCCGTATCCGTGCAAGAGCAGGTAAATGTGCAGCCCACAACAAAGCTACAGATGTAGCGATTGATGGCTTGATCCTAAAAAAGGCGACACCTATGACCGAAGAAGAACTAGAGTTTATACGGAAGCATGAGCAACAGTGGGTCGATTGGAAAAGCGGTGCGCGTCCTAAACCTGCCAACCCGTATCTCCCTCAATCTTTGGACATGGCTAACATGGAACAGTTCATGAGTGATGAGGATAGTGAGGTTTCCCCGGAGAACAACAAAAACACTTCCCCCGGGTACACTACACTACGCATACCACACACATACTTCTACGCGTGTGTGTACGTAGTCGCACTATCCTTGGCCTTCTATCTTGGAAGCATCTACCAATGAAAGAGTTTCTAAAAGATTTGGTTGGGGCGATATGCGTTGTCGCCCTGCCCTTCATCCTGTTGTTCTTGGCCTATGGCTTTGAACTGTACTAATCAATCAAACCGTATGGGTTTCCCCATACAGAAAGAGATACTAAAATGGCTATGACTACTAATGGAATGTACTCCCTCGACCTCGACCAATCAGTTGACCTGATCGCTGCCATCGGACACAAGCGCATGGTGCTGCTTGAAGGTGACATGGGTAACGGGAAAACATCTACACTTAAAACACTGGCGAAGCGGTTCCCCACACACAAGGCTATCCTGTTCAATTGCCCTGACAAAGATGTGCAAGACTTACAATGTCCATCGTTTCAGACAATGGATACAAACGGATTTGTTCGGTTTGTACCTCACGAAGAATTGGGCTTACACTTGGGTGGCCCTGTCATCATCTGTATTGACGAGGTTGGTAAAGCCCTAGACGGTGTGGCCCGAGCGTTACGTGCGTTCTGGTTGGAGCGGCGCTTAGGTAGTTACGACCTACACCCAGACAGCATTATCTACGCGACCACTAACTTTGGTGCTGAAGGCTTGGGTGACTTTCTTGAAGCGCATCAGATGAACGCGCTGACATGGATCGAACTGAAGAAGTGGACAAACATCCAATGGATCGGGTGGGGTATCAACAATGATATTGACCACGGTGTATTGAGTGCAGCCAAGGATAACCCACAGTGGTTCCACAGCTTCCGCGATGTTCCTAACCCAGAAGATAACCCACACATCTTTCACCCTAAAGAGTACCGTAAGGGTTTCGTCACACCACGTTCGCTTGAAGCTGCATCGGACTTGGCGAAGATACGTCACTTGATTGACGATCAAACATTTACTGCGTCACTTATAGGTACGATTGGTATGCGTACTGCTATGGACTTGGCTACGCATCTCAAGTTGGCAGATCAGCTTCCAACCTTGGACAGCATAAAGAACGATCCAAGAAACGCTATCGTACCCACAAGCGCAGCAGCTAAATGTATGATCGTGTTTCGGACGTTGGCCGTCATTGAGAAAGAGTGGATCAATAACTGGATGGACTATCTTGTGCGTCTTGATCGTGAAGCCCAAGGCATGTTTGCCAATGGTGTTCGCGCACCGAAGTACACAAAGCAAGCGATGGTTATGACCAACCGCAAGTTCACCGAATGGGCAGTGGCTAACAACTACATGTTCCACGGTGACAAGGTGTAGCATGAGACAATCAGATTACAGGAGGAAGATGCACAAGAAGCGTAGGGCTAACTTTATGAAGGGTCGATCAGAATACAACAAGACCGCCCTTAATGTTTACGCGCAAGACTTGATGGGGTGGGAACAAAGTGATCGGGACATACGCTGTCCTGAGTGCAGACCCACCGCTTCACATACGGTCAACCCTCACTGTCGTTTATGCGGTGGTGTAGGGGAGACTGATATCAACGTGGCTAGAGGCCACATACTAGGAGAGGAATATTAAAATGTTTGGACTAATACTAACCGAGGAGCAGCGCATAGAAAAAGCTGTTGTCTCTATCATGGCGCACCCTAAGTGGTGTGCCTACGCAGGGATGCTGATGATGGGTAGACGCATTGTCAGCGATGATAACGAGCGTTATCCCACAGCGTGTACCAATGGACGTGACGAGTGGTACGGACGTAAGTTCGTTGCATCACTCACCGATGCCGAGTTGCGGTTTCTCATACTACATGAGGTGTGTCACAAGATGTTTAGGCATCTCATTACATGGGCTGCTATTCACAAGATCAACGCTAAGAAAGCTAACTTGGCGTGTGACTTCGTTATCAACGTGCTGTTGGTTGATGCCGATGATGGTGAGGGTTTCATCACCATGACAGGTGCGCTGACCACAGGTTGTTTCAACGTCAAGTATCGTAACTGGGACAGTGGGCAGGTGTTCCACGATCTGCCCGATCCGATAAAGCGTGACCCCGAAGATGGTGACGGTGACGGTGGTATGGGGAAACCCATACAAGGCGATGGCGATGCTGACGATGATGATGCAGGCGGAAGCATCAAGAACGATCAACCATACGACGGTACATACCCAGTAGATGATGACCCGTCGTTTGATGATCACGATTGGGATGGGGCCGAGGACATGACCCCTGACGAGCAGCGTGATCTTGCGCGTGAAGTTGACGAGGCAGTTCGGTCTGGCGCGTTGGCTGCGGGTAAGATGGGTAACGGTGCAGATCGTAACATCACTGAATTGTTGCAGCCGCAGATTGACTATACACAATACATGGCAGAGTTTTTTACTTCTCATGTGCGAGGTAAAGACTTCGGGACATTCAAGCGTCCTAACAAGCGTTACCTGAGTGCTGGCGTATACATGCCAAGTCTCATGTCTAACGCTATCGGGCCTGTGTGTCTTGCTATGGATATGTCTGGTTCTATCGGACAGCATGAACAGTCTGTCATGTTGACCGAGTGTGGTCATATACTTTCAACGCTCAAGCCAGAGTGTGTGCATGTACTGTACTGGGACACTACTGTCGTTCGTGCGGAGAAGTACGAGCGTGACGAGTTGGACATGATGATAAAATCTACCAAGCCCGCAGGAGGCGGTGGTACAGATGTTAGGTGTGTACCAGCGTATCTTAAAGAGCATCGTATCAAACCAGAAGCAACCGTTATTCTTACTGACGGTCACTTGTGGGGTGGTTGCGGTGAGTGGGGTCATCCTACCTTGTGGGTAACGCTCGACCACGCAGGTTGGGAAGCCGATGTTGGCAAGACCGTACACGTAAGAGCGTGTGATATGTAATCAAAAGTGTATGGGGAAACCCATACACAAACTAAGGAGAACTAGACGTATGACTACGATCAATCATGAAGTTAATGAAATGATCCAAACAGAGGAAGATATCTACAACGTCATCGTAGACCTCAAGGCTATGTTGGAACACTACGTATCAGGTCGCGCAGACAACGGTTCAACACGAACACAAGCGTTAGTGACCATTAAAGAGGCGAACCGACTTCTACAAAAACTCAAAGAGTAAAGGAGAACTGAAATGGCTAAGTACGTTGAGATACACCTGATGGTCGAAGAACAGACCCTACGTGATCTCAAATTAATGTGCAACGTAAAGCGCATGGTAGGTCGTGATGATATGTGTTCCGAGGCTTGGTTAAAAGTTTTTGAAGCAATGCACGATCAGAAGAACGCCGCTGATATCATCCTTAAATGTTATAAAGAGGAGGGGGATTGAATGTACGATAAGACAGAGGAAGCGGAGTTCACCGCTGCGTGGGACAGGTACAAGCAACGGTTCAACCCGTTCATTGCTTGCCCCGAGTGCGAAGGCTCTGACCACGTAGGTCAAGTGGAACATGAGAAGTACGAACTAATGAGTAGCGGTATCTACGAACCTGTTGGTGTGTGGAAAGACTGTGATAATTGTAATGGCTTGGGGGAGATACAGGCCGATGAGAATATGGAGACCAAGCATGGCACTAATACATACTAACCACAGATGTTTCGCAGACGTGGAAGCACAATACAACAATACCCCTGTGATACGTAGTAAGTTTGGTAAGGCAAACGACATACGCCCTATCGGTGACAGACGCCGCAAGCATGAGCGTATCCACAAGATCAATGGCAACTGCTACGCAATCATGCAGGGGTATGGGTATGGTGATCCTGTGTTCCAACCTTGGTACGGGGGTGGCAAGGTAAAACCTTCAGTCAATTCTACTGAACAGTTTGCGGCGTTAGTGTGGCGCAGACACAGGGATGGTACTGAAACAGTTAAGGTCGCTAACGGCTCTGGCCCGTGGGGGCATCACAATTCTATATACGATATGCTTACTCGTCACCTGCCGTACCCACTACGGTTCGTCAACAAGAATGGTAAGCACTTTGTTCGTATTGGCGGTGCGCGGTGGGGTCAACAACATGGTGAGGACTACTACCTAGCTAAACGTACTAGCGTCCCCGCGCCCATCAAGAAACATTGGGATGCCTACTACCGCCGAGCAAATGCACAGAGCGTGTATATACGAGAACGCCAAGGGTGGATGACCGCCAAGGACGATGGTGCTGCGTTGGTGTTCCGTAGGATCGGGGAAGAACAATGGGTGCATGACAGTGGTGGTTTACCGTTGCCCCCTGCGCCGAGAGTGAACAAGGAACTGAAAGACAAATACAAAACACACATGAACGAGTTCTATGATTGGGGCATCACTATGACCCCTCTTCTTCCACTAGAGACAGGCACATACAACTACGGTGAACGAACCAAGCTAGCTAAATACAAACAAGAACATTACGGCAATTCTAAGAGACGTGCGTTATGGTTGCGTGATGTGTTGAAAGACCCTGAGCATCCTATGCGTGTGTCAGCGTGGGTCGATTTCACTACATCGCTTATAGGAAACAGTGGGTGGTATGAACGAGCCACTATCAAGGAACATATGCAGGAAGGGAATATGACTGAAGTAAGAAGTAAGTTCAATTCGTGGGTCAACAAGACCGCGAAGTTTATGAAATGATAAAACTGTATGGGGAAACCCATACGCAAAAGGAGAACTAAAATGGAAGTATCGACAGTTAAAGAAGCTACAAGTCACGCGCAAATGCACAACATAAAATTGCAGGGACATATTGTGCCTTGGATTGCAGAGTTAGAGAATGCTTTGCCGATCAGCACACTTGCGCGTAGTGGTAACAGTGCATGGGTATACTACGATAATGACCCATATTGCTGTGCTTGGGTTGGCTATGGTGATTTTCGTAGGGGTGGTAAGGGTACTAGCACATACACAGTTTGTAGTCGCTTGATCGCTAATTGTAAGTACAGCGACTACAACCCACAGTACCATATGTCCATGACAACCAAGCTAGAGACAGCGGTGAAGAACGCCAAGCGTTACATCTCACCGCTTAACGTGGCAGACATGGCAGCTATGTCATCGAAGAATGCGGCTAGATCGTTTCGTGATGTGAGCAGTAACGCCAACCATGAGATGCGTAAGATGGGTAATAGATTGTTTCAGCATGACGGTATCTCTAGCAACTATTCGCCTATGGAGACCGAGTTGAAGAACCTTCTGACATTGGGGCATGAGTTTGTAGACAAGGAGTTACAAGCAGGGTTGGTAGATTTCTTTGCCCAGAAGGATGAAACCAAAACGCTTGATGCTCGATCAGATAACGGTGTGTTCATATACACTACTGTACGTAGGGGTGAACAACAGTGCGCCGTGCTGCAGGTCGATGGTCTGTCCAACTACACCCCTGACGTACACCCACAAAGTTGTGTTCAGTGGTACACACCACAAACGCTGCCCGAAGATATGATGGGTAAGTTTTCTATGTTGCAGCTTGTCGAGGATAAACACTATGTTGATGGGGTGGGGTACAGAGTTTCTGATCGTATGTGCTTCCTACTTACTTGAGCATAAGTGACGTTTTGTACGCGGCTGACGTTTGTTACCGCGTACAAACAGAGAAAGATACTGGCTGGGTAACGATAGTAAGTCTTGGGATTAAAAGACTTGACGCGATAGTAAAAGATACCTATATACCTTTTGAGGAACTACCAGATTGGTTCCAAGGGAGGTTAGCGGTGTTATCTTTATTGGAGAACGATGCTTACTTAGAGGGTGTGGGTCACAAGGCTGGTGACAATGAGTTATATAGCACTTTCTGGGTAATCGAACCATCTAATCTTTAGAAGAACGCAGGGCTGTATGGGTTTCCCCATACAGCTTTGGATGCCAGTTTTTACAGGGGGGTTTGACGTATGGCTATGACGCCAGAAGCAAAAGTTAAGAAGCAGGTGACGCGGCAGCTAGACGCAATGGGTGCGTACTACTTCTACCCTGTTACGGGTGGGTATGGTAAAAGTGGTGTGCCTGATATTGTAGGTTGCTACAAAGGATTGTTCTTTGGCATTGAGTGTAAAGCGGGTAAGAATAGACCCACGCCTCTGCAAGCTAAAAATTTAAAAGACATATGCAAAGCGGGTGGCCTAGATATAGTCGTCAATGAGGATAACATGGGCAGTGTTAGTCAGTCACTAACAGCGTGGGCAGCAATATCAGATGACTAAGTGGAGTTTCAATATGATTAATCGCCATGAATACGAGCGCGTGTGTGCGGAGAACCGCGAACTAAAAGCGGAACTTAAGAATATCACGCAGCAGCTATTCGTCATGTATGTAACAGGTACAAAGAAGCTAGGAGGGAACATTGACAGCCTTGGAAAAGATGAAGGCGTTGGCCTTGATTGAGAACAAACGGATGATTGAATATTGTGGGGGTCGATCCCTAAACTACGGGGCCGTGCAGGAACACGCTAGAGGCAGCGGTAAGCCCCGCATGTCCGAGATCGAAAGATCAAACCCCGCCAAGCAAATACTGCGTCTATCGGAACAAGGTTTTAGTGCCGCCGAGATCGCACGTATAACAGGCATGTCCGTAGAGGTAATACTACGTAGATGCAGACGATACCAAATAAAATTTAAGGAGCGCAAAAATGGACAAAGCTAAGTTTGAAGCGGTTATGGAGCGCATGGCTAAAGCCGCGCCCGACCAAGCGTCACCCGAGATTATGTCGCTGATTATCGCTAATCTTGTTCTACTGTTTGAACAGCAAGATTCGTGGCCTCAGATGATGATGGCTGTA